TGCCTCTGTCGCCTCTGATGCATCTCCTGATGCACTGACCTCACGAGTATCTAGGTTACTTCGGATTATGTCCAGTCTTTTTAATGCAGTGATTATTTTAGTTGAAAGCATTTCAACCCTCGCACTGATATCTGATAGGCGAACCAATACCACTTGAGATTCATCTAAAATCGTTTTATTTCGTTCCGCATCCCTGTATTTTATGATGGACTCACTAATTTTTGAAAATATGTTTAAATATTCTATTGCATTATTTAGGGTTGATTTATAGTTGAATACTTCTATGAATGCTTCATTCTCTTCTACATTTCTATTCAGTGTATTATAATCTGAATACAGATCACTAATATCCATTTCAGAACTGATACCTTTTTCAATTCTTTCAAGGTTATCTTCTATAGATGTTATAAAAGATTCTACTTCATCCAATTTTGGTTCTTCCATTACTATTAAATTGTTTACCTCTGAACTCCATGCATTATAGGTACGGGTTGATATGTCTGCGTTAGTGTTCATATCGTTTTTTTTACTTTGATTAATAATTTCACGTCGTGTTTTGAACAAATTATAACTTTGTTTGAAGGGCTGCACCAAGGGAACTTCTGTATTTTGTGCTAAAATTTGTTTTTTTACGATGTCAAATTTACCACTATCATTGATGTATTCTAATAATATATCTTCTAATGGTATTATAGTTTGTAATGAAGTTGTAATGTTCGATGCGTAAGGGTTCGGTTCGTACGTCAAATAATCATTTGATAATTTTACTAACTGATTATCAGTATATCCTCCGGTTTGATATCTTGAAGAATACAAATGACCCGTTGTACCACCTGTTTTGGAACTGTATTCCGCAGTCGTATCCTTAGTCCACCCCATCGTCACATCCTCAACCGTGTGAATTATTTTGAAATCATTCATCACATATAAAATAGATCTATTGGTCCGACTAATACGATTATATTCATATTTATGTAGAGTAGATTTACCGTAATACTTTAATAATTCATTGTACAATTCAAAATTTAGGGTATCACTCGTATTTCCAAGCGTTAATTTCATATTATTTGAAAGATTAAGTTTCGTCATATTGACGATTTCGTGCTTTGTCAATCTAAAAAAAGAAATAAATGTAAAATCCGTTATATATTGGTTCGTTACCGTATTTAACATATCCATATATTCTAGTGATAATTTCTGTGCTTCCGTATTGTTGGGTGTTTCAAGTAATCTATCTATACCTATACCATTATTTTTAATAGTCTCTGATTTTAATAGAAATACAACTCCAATTAATTGTTCGTTACAATACATTAAATCACGTAAAATCACTTCAAAAAAAAGTTGGGTTGCGGGCGTGTCATTGAATTCAAAATTTTGACCTGTATAAGATACGTAATATTTTTTTGTTGTAATAATATCACTATATAATCTTATGAATGAACGATTTGAATCAATACATTCCGAGATTTTGATTAAATTTTTTTTCCTACAAGTCTCACAGGGAGTTTTGTTATAATCTAACAGTAAGCATCTATGAGATCTATTTCCACTAGGACCTATTTTATCGTATAATAATGCTGTATTCGGACCAAATTGTAACGATACCGTAAATACAGGACCGTCGCACGTATTCATTAATATGGTTTTATTATGGTATCTATGTTCTACCCAATTTAATAAATGAAATAAACATTGTAAACGGTCACCAAGCGATTTTAATATAATTATTAATAATGCGTTTGTTTCATACCGTGAATAATCTTTAAAGGCAGGTGTTTTCGGATGAAAAGATGTCCACGACTCGGTTAACGCATCAATCCTTTCATCATTTTTTTTAAATGGATTCTGCTTGAACCATTTTTTGTTTTTGTCATTGCCCTGTGTAAATTTTTGTAATTCCAAAAAATCGGGACCGTCAGTTTTACCTGAAAAGGTTCTCTCAAACAATGTGAGTTCAAAATTCCATTCATTGTTTGAGACTGTGGTTGCTTTGAGATACATACCATTGGGATAACCAAACGCTAGAAATAATTCGGGGGTCAATATAATGGTTTCATTTGGTGGTGGCCATACTTTACCCGAAGATTTGGTTGCAGTATCAAATTTGGTAGCAAAACTTGTGATTGGAAATGCCCACGGAGCAATCGTGTTAGATGAAATTCCACAATCACGGGTTATCCCAATAATATGGGGTGGAACGGTGCTAGCTGACCCTGAAGCATTCCATTCTATAGTCGTTAGTTTGTCAGCGTGTACCTTTAAGGAATTATTCTTAGACATATCTAAAAAATCTTTATTGAGAGATCCTTGTAGTTCCGGTCCAGGCCATGCTCTTCTAAATAACTCTCTAAATAATTTTGTATTTGACCCATCCTTTATCATATCTGAGGTAATATGGTATCTCTGGTCTTGTGTTAATTCATCTAAACCCTTAGGAGCAGTGCCATCACTCTTTAAACATTGAGTCCATGGTATGGTTTGAGTTCCTCCTGGCCAACTACATACAATACCTTCCTCTCCTACATCCATTTTATGTTCATAGCGACCCTGCATTGCCATATATATATATATATATATATATTATTGTAATTCTTAATTTATATAACTTGAAAAATCATTTACGTGTATCGTTGGTAAGGTTGTATCCAACGGTTCTTGTGTTATAAACGTTGAGAAATAAGATTTTTTGATTTCCATTTCAGGCGTACGATTATGAACGGTTCTAGAAATCATTTTATATAGTTTAAAGTCAGGGTATCGTTCTTCACCATTTTGTTTCACTAAAATATTTCGTCCTTTATCGTCTTGACACCATTCTAGTATAATACGGTGTGTATTATCTGTATCTTTTACGCTAGTATAATCTATATCTTCGGATATAACATCAAACAAAGAACACCCTAGACGACATAAATCAAAACTAAAGTTTGGTTCTAGGATGGGTTTATGTTTGTTTAAATACGGTTCACAATTATATTGTGAAGCGGCATCTCCTTTTGGATGAAAACTATCACTACAAAGGATACGTCCACGAAAGCGATAAATGGCTCTACCAAAATCAATGATTTTGTATATTTTTCCAAAGGTTGGAACTTTAAAGGTGGTACCGTTCCATGTATATACAAGATAGGTATGATGGGTATGGGTATACATAATATTATTGGTATGTAAGTCATTGTGTGTAAGATGAAAGGTTCGTTGATATACCAGTAACGACATGACCACTTGACATAATATAGAACGCCATTCGTCTTCCCCTATGGATTCTTTGTGATGGATAAGGTAATCGTCTAATGTTTCTACACACTTTTCCATCGCAATCACATGTACAGGGAAATTCGGTAGAGTTGCAAGGACATCTTCTTCCACGATGGTGGAATAACCACTCGTGGAAGAGGAGTCTGAGGTATTCTCTTCTGTTTTAGAAGAGACGGAAGAGCATTCACTGTTGAGTGTGGTTTCTTCGGTAGAAAGTGTATCATTTAAATACAATAATTCTAATTCAGTTTCAATCGGAACGGATATCTTTAAGGAGTCTATCGTATCATAAGGAATGTCTATGACTTCCCCAATATCCAGAATAGGTTTATTACCTCGGCTTCGTTTAGGAGATTGTTTCGTTATAGGAATATTGATATGAAATAACGTATCATTGTGTTGATTAAAAAAATCCGATTGTGCTATATATTCTATATCATCTGAAATATCACATTCAAATGTGTTCTTCATGGCAATAAAAGAACCGTAAAATTCTAATCCATGAAAAAAACCATAATGATGTAAAAGTTGATTGGATAAATAATTGAACATACCGTCAATATAAGCAGAATTATTGGAATCACGACATTTTGCATGTTCTTGTAACGACGTATATTGAGGTAAACAACCTATATCATATTCCTTATATCGTCCAACTATATATTTTAAAGGGTCTAACAATGGACTATATTTAAAATATACGTCCTGTTCTTCTTGTACCTTACCGGTTTGTATCGTACAGTTAAATATATTGGTAGTAACTTTATTCTTTACTTCGTACAAGGAACGTGTATGGTTAAACGTAATTGTATTGTAATTATTAGGAGTCAATGAAAAAAACCGATTGTATATAGGTATATAATTTTGCGGAGATTTAACACCCATGACGTCTAGAACACTTTGAAATAAAACAGTATGATTTGGTTTTATATATGTAAATTCCATTAAACATTGATTATATAATTAATTACATATATAAACTAATTACCCATTCTTGCGGTGTATATAATTCTTTAATTTCTCAATCATTCACAATGTCACGTGAACTAGAACTTAGTAAATTCAATATGAATAGCATTAGTTTTAAACCAGATGAAAATAAAGGACCCGTGGTGGTATTGATTGGGCGTAGAGATACTGGTAAAAGTTATCTGGTAAGGGACTTATTATACCATCATCAAGATATACCCATAGGAACGGTCATATCAGGAACAGAAGCTGGAAATGGATTTTATTGCCAACATATTCCTAAATTGTTTATTCATGATGAATATAATATATCCATCATTGAAAATATATTAAAACGGCAACGACAAGTTCTTAAACAGGTAAAAAAAGAACTTGAACAATACAAGCGAAGTACGATTGATCCGCGTGCGTTTGTTATATTAGACGACTGTTTATACGATGCATCTTGGACACGTGATAAAATGATGAGATTATTATTTATGAATGGGCGTCACTGGAAAATAATGCTTATCATCACAATGCAATATCCATTAGGCATACCTCCCAATCTTAGAACCAATATAGATTTTGTCTTCATATTACGTGAGCCTTATATAAAAAACCGTAGAATCATTCATGAAAATTATGCGGGAATGTTTCCAACGTTTGAAAGTTTTTCACAAATTATGGACCAATGTACTGAAAATTATGAATGTTTAGTCATAAACAATAATTCCAAGAGCAATCGTTTACAAGACCAAATATTTTGGTATAGAGCTGAACCTCATGGACCATTTAAAATGGGTTCAAATGAATTTTGGGAATTATCCAAAGGTATAGAGAGTGATGATGAAAATATAGTAGCCTATGACCCTACCACCGCTCGTAAAAAAGGTCCTCATATCAACGTTAAAAAAAACAAATGGAATTAAGAGTCATGTTTAGTTGAGATATTTTCATGTTCAAACATCTCATGGGTAGAGCCATCACGAGACGACACGAGATTTCCTTGGTCGTTCATCGTTTGTGTTAATTTATTACCACTTTCACTTGCCTTTTTCAAGTTGTCTTCAAATGCTTTTTGTTTTGTAGTACGCACACGATTTTCAAAATGTTGTTTAGCTTTAAATTCATTTTTATGTTTTTCTTGCATGAGTTGGTTTAGTTCCTCTTCCAAATATTCTACTTTACCTGTTTTGTAGGACTCGGGGTCAAATGGCATCCACAATCCAACCGGTCCAACAAATACATCGTGGGACGGGTCACATTCGCGTAAGCTTTTAGCGTGTAGTTCTGCTTCACCTTGTGTAGAAAAGGACCCACGTATTTTGATTCCGCGGGTATTGGTTTGAAAATCAACGGATTCGTCGTATAGACTTTGTAATCTATCTTCATGATTATCCATGAACGTTTTATATTCATCCGATAATGTAGTTGCAAATAATGAATCTTTTTCAGTTGAAACAAATTCTTCTAAATCTTTCATCATATCTTCAAATGAGCATTTATACTTATACGATAAAAATTTAATAAATTGTGTAAACTTATCCATAGATTTGGATAATTCCCATTGTTTAATAAACTCGTTAAAAAAAAATTGACGTTTATCTTCTATTATATTTTCAGGGGATATAAAAGAGATACACGCGAATTTTTGTCCTGCCAAGGCACGGTCTTCTTCTAATAAATCAATATACTCTGGATTAGGAGAACCGTTTATGAAACGAGTATTCTGACGCTTAGAAGACATATATATATTGGATATTAAGAAATCTTTAAGTATTAATTTCATACAAATTTTTTTCTTTTACTACTCTATAATGAATATTTCTGGCGTAGAATTTAATGAATTACTTAAGCGTGCCATTAAATATTTAGTGGAAGGTCTAATGGTCGCCATTGCCGCATTTGCGATACCTAAAAAAAGTATTAATTTAGATGAAATCGCAATCATTGCATTGACTGCCGCGGCTACATTCAGTATTTTGGATACTTATCTTCCTAGTATGGGCGTAAATGCGAGAAGTGGTGCAGGCTTTGGTATAGGCGCAAATCTAGTAGGTTTCCCACGATAATTATATAGTCGGTATAAATTCCCAATCTAATTCATTGCATATTTTTTTCCATATTTCATCTTGTTCAATTCGTTTATATCTATCCTTTAGCATTGGAAAAAAGGGTAAAAAATCGGTTTCATCTAGTAATTCACACAGTTTATATATGGTATAGTAATAATTTAAGAAATTTACTCGTACATCTGGACAAAATCTAGCATAAGGTGTTTGTATTTCCATAAATAAACTACACAATCGTTGTTCTAATTCAGGTTTCATTATAGGAGGTTTAATTCCCAATTTATCTTTTATATAAGGTATATGTTCGTAATATTTATTATATCCTAATTTTTTTAATATGGTTTTAGCACGATGATTGGTCAATTGTATAAGAATGATACGCTCTTTTTTCATTTGTTGTTCAATGTCTTCTATCACTTTAGATGGTATTTGGGTAGTCTCCTTTGCTTGAAACTGTGCAAGAATTTCTCTAAAATGATTTATACGCTTATAGGCATAAAAACATATTTCTTTATGTGGTTCCTTGTAACTACATCGTTCATTATCAATTAGATATTGTACGCTAACAAAACACATGTTACATACACATAGTCCTTCGTGTTCAATGAATATAAGTTCGCCTTTATTACAATGATTACAAATGTCCGTTTGATTTATAAACTTGTTAATGTCTAGGAATGAATCATCCACGTTTGCAAGATATTTTTGTGCATTGGGTAATATATCGTTTTGTAGTATGGAGGGGAGGTCCTTTATATTAAAGAATGTATTCAACGTTTTAGACGAAACATTACAATTACCTTCAGAATCAATCTTTTTATTTTCATAATAATCAAATATATATTTTGAATTATCAAGGTAGTATTTTAATTTATAGTGACTCAATTTTTTTATTTTAGAGGAAATAGAATGTATTTTGTCTTGTAGTTCACTTTGTAGTTCAATATTGTCTGTATGTTTTAATTCTGTTTTTAACCTATATTTTTCAGTATGTAACTTAGGCAAAACAATA